AGTTACATCTATATCTCTACTGTATTCAGTCATTAGTCCCCAAAGGGTTTCAACCACACAAGCCATACCAATGGTGTCAATTACAATTGGGTTCATACTTTCTAGTGGTGTATCCACATTATAAGTGTGTTGCTCTATAGCATGGATTGCATAAAACCTTAGATCAGAGGGCAAAACCCAATCGTAGTAATAACCTTCTACAAGTATCTTTGTTCCAGCAGCCTGTGTATTACTTAAACGGATAATACCGTTACGGGCATCTAAAGAATAGTATGCGGATGCACTAGTGTCTGAGGTAACTTCTGTAGGGGTGTTGACCGTATAAGTAGCCACCCACAACAGGTCTTGATCAATATTGGGCATGCCTAATTCGTAGGTACGCCCTACAGCATCAAACGATGTTTGAAAGAACTTAGGGTAATCACGAAGAAATCCCCTAGCAATGTCAGTTACTTGCGTGACAAATTCAGTAGCATAAAGGTTTCGCATTGATCTAGTTTACTTTATTATTGATCACCAGAACCAGAACCAGGAACTGTATCCTGTAGTTCTTGTCCTATAGCGGGCTGCGTTTCCCTAAATCTGCCTAAACTAAATCGGCGTACCCTAATAATGTCTGTAATGCTACCTTCAGGAGTAGGGATTGTTTCTTCGCTCACAACCCAACCAAAAGAAATGGGTTCAAACCTTCATCAACTGGTCCTTCATATTTAGCAACGTTTTGCCAACCAACTGTAGATGAATACACATATAGAGAAGATTGGTTTAGTTCAGGTGTATGGCCTGTCCGTATGTAAAGATCACCAGGGTTCACTGTTGCTGTTGGTGCGGTTGTCCCGCTGCGTAATGCATCTTCAACAAATTTACGTTTATCTACAGCGCTTAATGCACTTAAGGCAACACCTGATTTACGATAAATAGCGTAGAGTGCAGTGTGGTTATCACTGATTGCAGGGAAGACAGGATTGGTTGCACTAGCCGTACCCTTAACAGTTAGGTAGGTAGCAACACCGCTAGTAACCGATGCAACAATAATATCAAAACGAGGATCAGCATCAGCAGCATCAAAAGTGACCGTGCTTGTTGCTACAGGGTAGTAAACATTGTTTACAATGACTTCCCCTGCTGTTAAAGTAGCGCTACCAGTTCCAGCAGAAAATACTGTAATGTTTGCACCACTAACTACGCCATGATTGCCATTACCTAGGATTTGAAAATCAAGAGAATCTGGTTCTGCTTGATCAATGCTCTGGAAAGTTACACCATAGTCACTTGCATTGGGTACTGTTAATCCAGCCATTTAAACCTCAGAGAGTGTCGTAGATATTTCCTGAATTCTTCAAGTAGTTGAAAAGGTCACGGGGTAGTTTGTAACGAGTACCATCTACAAATGAAAATTGCTTTGTTCCCCAATACTGGGTCCAAGTGCCTTTTACTCTTGCATTGATAGTGTCTGAAAGTAACCTAGCGTCCAAAACTTCTGCTTCAGGTATTTCTGAAACATAAAGGTCTTCTTCAACTTCAATAAATTCTTTAATTGCTTTTTTTGCTGACATGTATTGCTCCTTATTTTATGAAGTTTTCAGGGGGGCTGAGGTTTTCCCAACCCCCCCAAAGCCTATTACAAGTTATTACGAGGAAGCGATTGCTCCACCCTTGGTGTTAATCACAACACGGGATTCTCCAGTAATCATACCGAAGCCCCAGATTGCGTACCAAGCCAAACCATGCTCACGACCGAAGTCAATGACACCACCGTCACGGAGTTCCACTGGCAAAGCAATGGCGTGTCCGAAGGCGTTGTCACCGATCATCAAGGCGCTGTATGATTCTGCGGCTACAGCCTGCGAACCCGATGCCGAAGAATCAATGTCTGCTGGGCCAGAACCCTTTTTGACTTGGGTGGTCTCAATGAACACTACGTCATAGAGGCGACCAATTTCACCAAGCATGAAGTTACCTGGAGCGGCATACTTCGTGACTTCAATGAATTCAGGCCAGTCACGGAGCGCACGGCTCTGCGATGGGTGAACGAAGCACACGTAGGTGTCGCCAAGGCGTGGGATGTTCTGACCAGCCAAGATCTCAACAGCATCCTTGATGGATGCAGGCGAGAGGTAGCCTGGGTTTGATGCATCACCCAAGGTGCCTGCATCGTATGGTGCAAGCGAACCACGAGTAGAGCCAAGAGTCTTGCGACCAAAGACAACTGCTGGTGGAACTGCTGCGCCACCACCGAACGGAATTGCGTTCTGGTAGAGGGTGTTGCGTGCCTGAATGTCCATGGACTGTGCCATCTGACGACCGAGCAAACGACTGGAAGATGCCATTACGTCATCAAATGCTGCGTTAAGCAACAACTCGGTGACAGCAACTGCCTTACCTTGTTCAGCAACCGTAATCTGAATCTGTGATGCTGATAGGGAGGCTGGCTCCATACGAACACCTTCAGTCAAGACTGCGCCTGTTGCTTCATCTGTTTCAAGGTTGGTGTAACGCATGAAGTTGATTGTCAAACCTGGTTGAACACCAAGTTCTGTCTTCTTGACAGCGAACTGTTCAAAACGAAGAACTGGCATTGCTTGGAACAAAATCTCTTTTGACCAAATCTGTTGAATTGCTGGTGAAAGTGTTGCATCCGATGAGTAACCCGTCGTCGTTACCGACGTGAGTCCTGCTCCTGTAATTGCGCCACCTACTGGGCCTGGAAGTGCCATAACTGCTCCTTAATAATTAATGGATATAAACCTGACTTAGAAACGACCTTTAGGTCGTGAACTCAATAACCTATCACGCATTTTAACATACTGATCCATTGTCATATTTCGGATGTCATCCGCATTCAACGATTGGTATTCCGTTTGGGTTTCCATGGGTCCAACAGATGGTGACGTTACCGCCGCACCTTTAACACGGCTCGGTTGAGTCGCTTGCTGGATACTCTCTATGATAGCAGCACTTCGTTGACGGAGGATTTCCACAGAAGCCTCAACTTCTTCTGGAGTATTCCCTGCTACTAGGTCAATAAGTTCAGGAATAATCTCTTCCTGTGATTCATGAATACGGCGTTGACGATAAGTCTCAAGGTCACGCAATTGGCGCTCTTTCTCAAGAAGGGCTTCTTGGGCATGGCGCTCTTCTTCAATAGCCTGGAAGCGTGTCTGCCATTCCTTATCAATATTCTGAATCTTGACATTGAAGTCGTCTTCTGCACGCTTAAGCAACTCTTTTGCGCTTAGTTCATCAAACTCACGTTGACGACGAATCTCTTCTTCTTTACGAGAGATCTCAGTTGCTTCTTTAATTGCTTTTTCTCGCTCAGTTGCAAGGACTGTGATTTGTTCTTCCATGCTTTTGTAGCGGCCTTCAGCCTCTTCAATGTGCTTGTAGAGTTTGTCTTTTTCCTGCTTGCGAATGCTCTCCACCTCATCCTCGGTGAATGTCTTACCTTTTTGCGGTGGAGCCACTTGCTCAACTGCTTCATTAAAGGCTGCAACAGCCTCTACGGGAATAAGGATTTCATCATTACTTTGCTTTGCCATAATTTTCTCCTATGTGTTGTTCAGCAAATACTAACTTAACTTGATTTATATAAACGTATTATTTGTCTTCATCAGGGATTCGGCGTTGAGCGAATCTTGCGCCGTATGCCCTGCTAGTCATTTGGTTCATCAATTCCATTTCTACTGGTGGGACACCAGCACCTGGAAGCACTCCGCCCCCTTGGGGACTTCCTGCACTACTAACATTAGCACCTCCAGCGGACACGTTTTCTAAGCCTCCGCCTTGAGGCAATAATCCTGTAGCCATCATTACTGCTTGACCAATTTGTGCACGGAGCATATCCAGTGCACCTTGATCAAGAGCATCATCTCGTAGTTCCTCAAAGATTTCAACCATCTTCTCATTTGGAAACTCTTCACCAAGTAGTGCAAGGGCTCCACGCTTAGACTCAATACCTAAAGCCATCTTTGCCTGCACCTCGTTTAGTTTAATGAGGGCATCTACTGGTAGTGGTTCGGGCCAATGAATAGTGGTCTTATAAGTGTTTGGGTCATTAGGATCAAGGACCAAAAGCATGTCTGGTTCAGGCTGTGCTGCTTGTGATGCGTCATACTGCAGCAATTCAGGTACAAAAACAGATGCTGTCCTAATGATGATTTCGTTTAGTTTTTCAAGACCATTGGTAAAGTGAATCTTTTTCATTTGGTAACGGTTCATCAATGGTTGATACTGGATTGCAAGAGCAACACCTGAAGTGTTGGACACTGGTTGGAACTGTCCCAAGGCTGTTTCAGGTACACCAGTAATTTCATGCATAGCCCGTTTAATCATCTGGACGTATTCAATGGCACCAGCCATTTCACCACGGGATTCAAGGTTAAACACATTGGCTTCTTTAGGAAGACCAGCCCAGACCTTTTTAGGACCACGCTCTAGTTGTGATGCCTTAGCACCAGTGATGATAGTTACTGGGGCAGCATGGTAGTTAATGATGTCTGAAATTTCAGTCATCTTCTCATTGAGTTCACGGTTTAGTTGGATAATGTCCCAAATATCAGACTGACCCCATGGCGATGAAGTTATTGTAATGTTAGGAATGTGGACAATAGGTACAGCACCGATTGGGTTTGCATATTGATCAATCAACTCATCATTAATAAACTGTTGAACTGATTCATCTGTCAAGATCTCTGTAAAGGTATATACCTGACGAGTACCTTCAGGGGATGTACCCCAAAAGCGATACTTAAGTTTAAATCTAAGCAAGCGTTCTTTATCATGTGGGTGATACTCAGGAAAACAGTGAGCAGGGTTTAGCGGGAGGATGCGAATACGCCCAGGCTTAACCATTCCAGTTGGGTCTGTGTATGGTTCATCATAGGCAACTTTGACAAAGCAGTCACCAGTTATAGACG